CAGATGGCGTGTTACGAGGTATTCGCCTATTGTGACCCGCTCAAAACCTCGCCCAAAGATTTGGTAGCCCACTTTATGAACGAGGCGGTGCGTGGTGACTGACGACGACCTGAAGAAACTGATGCTCGCCATCGCATCCGGGCTGGAGAAGATCAGCGAACAACTCGCGTCGCTCGAAACAGCCCAACGGCTGACGATGACCGCAGTCAACCGGATCAACGACCGGCAATGGCGAGAAGGCATACGGCGATGAACCGTCAAGAATGGTTGGCCTACGGCAGGCAGAACGGCTACTGCGGGCCTCGAGTGTGCATTACACACGACGTATACCCCACTACCGCCGCCGAAGACGCCGAGATCGGCGAGTACGATGACCCGTGCATCTTCCTGTTGCGCGTCTACCGCGACGACCTCGAGCGGGCCGAAGTGGAAGAGAACCATTCACCCTCGGTGTGGCGCAATGAATAACGTCGCTGACGAAATTAGCCCTGTACCTCAGGTGCGGACACTTACCCCCGAACAGGAGCGTTTCGTGGAACGAGCGATCGACATCATCTACTTTGGGAGCCTGTACATCACCTGCGCGGCTCTCGTCCTTTGGTTCCTGCGACGGTGGATCAAATAATCGAGTCGGGAGCCTGACCGGAGCCAAACCGGCCACCGTCCGGCTCCACCAGGATGCTCGAGATCACCTCGGCGGCAGTCACCTCAGCCACCCCGTCGGTCAGACGCAACGTCTGACGCACCCAGCGGTCGGTCGTATGGCCGAGCCAGCGGGCGATGACCGGCACCGGCACACCACGCTCAAACTGTCGGCGCACCGCCCAACGTCTCATGTCCTGCACGTTCAACCGGCGTCCCGTCGCAGACGACGCGATCTTGCCGAGCCGGATCGTCGCCCATTCGGACGTCATCGTCCCAGCGAGCGGGGTTGTCGGGGCATACACCGACTGGAGTCCGACGGTCAGCACCTCGAGACGCCCGTCGACCGGGATCTCCCGCCGGTTCTGCTTCCGGCTTCGCACCGTCACCAGCGTCTTACCTTCCCATGTGCGCACGTCGACACCACGCACCCGGAGAGCCTCCTGACAGTCACAGCCAGCCCACGCCACCATGCCCGCCAGCCATTCCCAACGCGGACCGAGCTTGGCGGCCTCAGCCATCACCAGCATCATCTCGTCGTCGGTTGGGATGCTCTCGAGGTTCAGGACGATCTCACGCTTGGGCAGCTTCACAGAGTGCAGACCGTGCGCCCGCAACACGCCAGCGTCCACCAGGGCATCAAACCATTTGGCGACACCGCACACCCTTGAGGCCACGCTCGTCGGCGTGTACTGGGCAGACATCCACGCAACAAACTGTTGTGCGTTCGCCACCGAACAATCCAACGGATGTACGCCCTGCTCGGCGCACCAGCGTTGCCAGGTCACGATGTCCTTCTTGTACCTCTTTCGAGTGTGGATCGAGGGGTAGGAAGTTAGAAAATTGGCGGTGACAGACCGGACAGTACGCATAATAAATGTTTACCCTATCGGAATCGTGGTTGGAGCATCAATTTTTGGACGAATGTACGCAATCCCTGCCCACACCCAGCGTTTTGGGCGGGCTGGTGCCGGGGCGTGAAGAAGCCCCGCCCGAGTGGGGCGGGGCTTCGACGGGGTTAGGGTTTCGGGTGCTGGTGGCCGAGTGTGTAGGCCCAGACTACGGCGGCGAGTTCGCGGGCGGTATCGACGGGGGCAAGCCCGAGGACATACCAGCACCCGACACCGCCGACCCTCTGAAGATAGACCGACCAGCACCGGGGCGCGGTCTGGCCATACTTCCACCGCCATCCCGCCGGGGCGGGCGGGAGTGTGCGCACTAGGGCGGGCAGGCAACGGGACCCGCAAACGTGCGAGAGGTCGCCACGGGCGCACGGGGGCGCGTCGGTGCGCTCAATCACGGCACGACCGCCAGACCAGCACCAGCACCACGAGAAACCCGGCGACGGCTAACGGGTGGGGCCAGGCTGTAACGTCTCGACACCAGCCTTCTGCGCATCGGTAAGCGTCGGCGGCGATCATCGCGCCACCTCCATGCGGCGCACACGAACGGCGACGGCTGCGCCGAGTTTCCCGCGCGAATCGGGCGCACCTTTCCCGCCATGCTGTAGGAAGGTCACGGGGCGCACCGGGCCACCGGGCAGGCAGACCGCGCAAGCGATACAGGCACCGACACCGGGCGCACCGGGGCGGGCGGTAGACCTGCGTCCGTCGGGGCCGACGATGTGCGCAGCGACTCCCGTGCCATCCTCGACGTGCCTACCGGTGGCGGGACATTCGACGGGGCGACCGGCCACGGGGGCGACGGCTGCTAACTGCGCCCAGACTGCGACAGCGTGGGCGCGGTCGTCGGCGAGAACGGCCACCGGCAAACCGAGGCGAACCGAGGCGCGGGCCATCGTCGGGGCGTTGTGTTCGTCGGCCGACAGATAGGCACGGGCGTTGTCGGGCAACGGTAGCAGGTGGCGGGCGTTCACGTTGTCGCGGGTGTACAGCCAATGTTCGACGGTCGGGGTTCGGCGCATCGTTTCACGGATCGCGCGCGCATACCACGGGGCGAACAAGTCCCCGCCGGATTGCCACCGGAACGCGGGACGGCGCACCCCTCGGGCAGTTTGTTGCCGTGCGGAATGTTCGACGACGGCCACTAGGGCGGCCACGACGCGACCGGTCCCGGCTCGTCCCCCATTCCCGTACAACGTGCGCAACGTGGCGAGATTGTGCGAAGCGTTCCGGGCTAGGGCCGGGGACAGGTTCTCGATCCCTGCGGCGTAACACTCACGGCAGGCGGGCGTGGTGCGGTCGCACGTCCCGCCCATGTCGAGCGGGCCGACCGGCAACGGGAACGCGTTGTGGATGTCCGCGCGGGCGGCCCCTCGGGCGTCGATCAGTACGCTGGGCGCGGTCTTCGCGTCGGCCTGTATGTACAGCCGGGCACCGTCGGCGACGGTCACCCAGCCCCCCGACATTGCGGGGGACTGGGGCAGGCGGTCACGGCGGGCGGTCATTCGTCCACCTCGGCGGCCTCGTACTCGTTTCGGCAGTCGGCGCAATACAGCAAGGCCGACGGCTCGTCGTCCATTGGGGCAATGTCTCCCCATTCGTTGCCGCAGTTCGAGCACTGAGGCGGGGTCACCTCGGCACACTCGGGGCAAACGAGCGCATACGCGCGGGGGTCTCCCATAACGTCCCACGGGACGACGACGGCGGTGCGAATGTCTACGGCGCGGTAGCCCAGACCGGCGAGACGGCACGACGCGCACCCGACGGTAGCGGGGGCGTGGCATGATTCGGCGCGGCTCCCTTGTTCGGTGTTGTATGGGGTGGACATCCAAGCCCGCCACCGGAGACCGTCGGCGAGAAGGTTGGCCAGGCTCTCGGCCTCGGCGAGAACGTCGTCGGGGATCATGTCGAGTTCGCTGGCGTCGGTCGCGGCGTCGATCTGCTCGGCGGTCAATCGGTCTAGGTCGATCGCCACGGCGAACTCGGGCGCGATAACTGCGCCGGTGTCCGGGTCTGCGATGACCCACCTAACGCGGGATCGGTTCGGGGTCATGCTCCCACCTCGGCGGCGTCGTCTACGAACGGGGCAAGGTGGTGGGCCTCGATGATTGCCCAGACTGGCGCGGTGTTGCGGCCCTGGTAGGTGACTCCGTCGGGCAACGCTGCGAGTGTGTCCCAGTCACCTGCGGCGGCGGCGGCGATCGCGGCGCGACACGCCGGGATCATGCGCAACGGCACCGGCGGGTAGTGGTTGTGTTGTAAGTGCCAGGCGAGCGCGGCGGCGTGGCCCCCGTGCTCGATCATGTCGGCGGTGTTCATGGGTTGGGTTCCTTTCTTGTGTACCGGCCAGGGTGGCCGGAGTGCGTCGGGCCGGGATCGAACCGGCCAGGCCCCCGCCTACGGGGCGACGCGGTCGGGCATCAGTCGAGTGCTCGACAGTCGCAACACTCGACGCATACGGCGTCGAGCGGGGAACACGTCGGACACGCGTATTCGTCGAGCGGGGCGTCACACTCGACGCATTGCGCCGGATCGTCCTCGACGCGCTCCCAGCCGACCCATTCCGCGACGGTGTCGCCATCGGCCAGGGCTGCCAACTCGGCCAAGGCGGCGGCGGTCACCTGCTCGAAACTCGACGCGGTCACCTCGATGCTGTACTCGAACCGGAGCCGGTACACCTTCGGCACCTCGACGCGCTCCGGGCAGTACAGCAGCGGCCCCGGTTGAGTTTGTCCGTGGCGGCGGCACCATTCGCCAGGCGCGGCCAGGCATGACGGGCAGGGGATCGCGGCGGCGGTCATCGCGTTACGTCCTCGATGATCGTGGCCACGGTCGCAACGTGGAAGCCGCGTTCGCGTGACCATAGGGCGCGGGGGCCGTGCTCGGCGCGGTTGATCTTCCAGGCGTCGGCGGCGTGTTGCGTCATCACCTCGATGTCGGCCAGGGCATACCGGGGGCCAACCTCGCGGGCGGCAATCCGGTAGGCGTCGGCCAGGTGCGCCAGGAGCGCCACCGGGGCGTCACCGGCCCCGGCGGCAGTCATCAACTCGCGGACCGGTGTCCCATTCAGATACCAACAAACCTCGCAGATCATCACCGGGGATGCGCTGCGGTCGGTGGGGTTCTTCCAGAAGAGTTCCGGGGCGGGGGCGTCGCATTCCTGGCAGGTGTCCGGCAGATCGAAGAAGTCCAGCCCCAGGGGGGCAGGTCCGACGGGTTCCGGGCGCGGGTGCGCGGGGTCGGGTTGGGTCGTCATGGGTTGGGCCTTTCTGGTTGGGTGGCAGGATCGCCACGGTCATGCGGGATCATACCCCGGCCGGCGTTTACCCATGTTGTTGCATTTGCAACATTGCAAACCGGCAAACGTAGCACCTACTACAAACCTCGCGTGTTGTGTCGTGGCCCCTGTCGGAATGTACGCCAGGCGGCGCGGTTGATCGCGGAGCGCGTTGATCTTCCCCGGCGCGAAGCCCGGAGATCTTGCCCGAGCGGTCGAGGCCGGAGGCCGAAGGCCGGACCGGGCGCAGCCCGGCGGGGTTCACCTCGATGCCTGCCCACCTGGTGGCCCGATCCCCTTGCCCAGCCCGACCGACCGTGACCGAGGGTGACCGTGCCATCCCAGCCAGACCCCACCACCTACCGGCACCGATGCCCGACCCCACCCACCCCCGTACGCACCCGTGGGGGGACCCCAGCCCCCTCCTACTACTACGATCTCCCGTATTTTTTGGCCCTTTTGATCGGGGTGGTGGGCGGCGGTGTTGGTTGCTCGAGTGGTGTGTTGCGGTTGTGTTGCGTTTGTTGCGGTTGTGTGACGGTATGTTTATGCAGCCATTTGCAGGTCAAGGGCTTGTTGTCTCCCGTTCCGGGTGGTGTTTGTCCTGGCGGCCTGTCGCGTTGTTGCTCCCGCCTCGCTTCGCTCGTTGGGTCGACGCTTCGACGTTGTCTCGCGTCCTCTTCCTCCGGTTGCAGAGCTGGCGGTTGTTCTTCCCCCACAATTCGGGCTAGTAGCCTCAGGGTGCCGGTCTAGACGTGTTCGGTGGACAACCTTCGCCATTTGTGTCGTTTGGAAACGCTGCTCCCCGTCGTCGATGCAACGAGGTCTACCCACGTCACCGTGTGTCACCGGCCCCCATGCAATCGGGTTGGGTCTGATGCCTGTCTCTGTACAGGCTGCTGTTCTAGGTTGTGTTGCGGATCGTAGCATCATGTTGTGAGAGAGTTGCGCCATCTTGCGTAACAGTTGTGTTACGGTGTGGGTTCTCTGCGGATACGGAGGTCAGGGGTATGAGTGTTGTTGATGATCTGATGGGAACTGTCACCCGGCTGGGCAACGACCAGTTGGTGGCGCAAGCCCGGTTCGCTCTCGAGAGCCAAGGGGTGTTCCTGACACCGAAAGAGTGTCGGATTGCGTTTCTCGCTGCCGCGCACACTTTGGAGTTGGCTGAACGTTCCTATGATGTGGGGACGTTGACCGCTGGGGAGATGGTGGCGTGTCAGGCGGTCGCCAGCCTGTCCATGCAGATTTGGGCGACGTTGCACGACATTGTGGACGGGAAGATCATCCTGTGACCACCCGCAAGGTAAGCGAATCCGCTCAGGAGATCGTCAACGGGATCAAAGGCCGGAAACCACATGACGGCATCCCCACCCATCGGGTTGTTGACGACCTGTCCACAGTCGAAGTTGAGCATCCGGGTGAACGGGAGCAGGGTCGTCGGGCGCGTCGAGCCGCCGATTTGGATGAGGTGCGTGTCAAAAAGCAGTTGGATCGCGCCGAAGCGAAGAAACGTGCCGAACAGTTGCGTGTGTTGGGCGAAGAAATGTTGGCTTCCGGGGTCGCCTCGAGGGAAATCCTCCCCAAATTGGCGCAAGGCATCATCGTCGACCTCGGATTGAGGTTGGCTGGCGGTGAATGGGAGATCAAATCGGCTGAAGAAGCCACCAAAGTGGCGAAAATCTGGTATGACATCCTCCGTTTGGAGTCCGGGCAGGCGACATCGATTCAAGAACAGCGGTCGGGAAGCCCTGAGGACCGGCTGTCACGGCTCGAGGAACTCAAAATTGAGGCGAAACGTCGTGTCGAGGCCGGTTTACGGGCGATTGGGGACGGCGCATAGTGAATCTGCTGTCCGACGACGAGTTTGTTCAGCTCACAGCCGCCGAACAAGACGAATATTTGCGTCTTCTCGAGGCTGACCTGTCCGCTTGGCGGTTGACCGGCAACATCCGGCAGGAACGGGCGCACATCCTCGTCGGCAAAACCGACTGGTTGCTGTACGGGGGCGCGGCGGGCGGTGGAAAGTCCGAGTTGCTGGCCTATCACGCCAACGAACTGTCGCTCAAATACCCTGGTCACCGCACCCTGCTGATCCGTACCGCTCTCCCCGAACTACGCCGGTCGCTCATCATCCGTTCACAGGTGCGGTACGCCCAACTGAACGTGGACGCCCAACTGCGGTCGATCGACAACGTGAAAGCATGGTGGTACGGCAACGGTTCGGTCGTCGAATACGGGTTCTGCGCCCGAGACGAGGATGTCGGCCAGTACATGAGTGCCGAATATGACTTCATCGGTTTCGATGAGGCAACCCAGTTCACCCCCTATCAGATGCTGATGATCTCCGGTCGTCTGCGTACCAGCAGGAAAATGACCAATTTGGGTGTCCGAACCCACGTCCTGTTCGCCACCAACCCGGGTGATCGCGGCCATACGTTCCTGTATCGGATGCTGGTGCAACCCACCCAACATGGCCGGTTCGCTGTCGTCTACGACGTGCGCGAAGGTTTCGAGAACCCAGACATTGTGCGCCGAGTTGAACTCCCTGATGACAACACGGAACTCGCCAAGCTTGAGATCCCCCATGACCCGAACGACCATCTGGTGGTTGCTTTCGTGCCGTCCACCGTCGACGAC